ACCAAGAAGTATTGGGCTATTTGTCAGGCTATAAACAGTCTGCATTGCATGGTAACGCTGACACAGTTAACACAACTGTTAACGGTACTAAAGCAAACACATCTGCTGGTTCAGATGAATTGCTTGCAGCAAACAAACTAGACATCACCGATTTCGGTAACATCACAACTTCTGGTGTTGCAGGTGACTCTATCCCAGTTGCTGCTCGTTTGCCAGGTGCAACAGCACTTCCAACAACATATGTGTCCCCAACTATGTTGGTTGCACGTATGGGCCGCTTGCTTGACCAACAAAACGTTGACAAAGCAGGTCGTTGGGTTGTTATCGATCCAGTTATGATGGAAGTCCTGATGGACGAAGATTCTCGTTTCTTAAACTCAGACTTCGGAGATTCAGGCGCTCTACGTAACGGTTTGGTAATTCCTAACTGGAACGGCTTCCGTGTATACGTTTCGAACAACCTACCATCAATCGGTACAGGTTCTTCGACAACAGGTACATCTGCACAGCAAGTCAACTACGGTGTTATCGTAGCTGGTCATGACTCTGCAGTAGCAACTGCTGAACAAATCAACAAAACTGAGTCCTATCGTGACCCAGATTCATTTGCTGACATCGTTCGTGGTATGCACCTGTACGGTCGCAAAATCCTACGCCCAGAAGCGTTGGTAAATGCACGCTATAACCTAGCGTAATGTAACTAATGAGGGGGCTGGTCAAGTACTGGCCCCCTTATGCTTACTTTAATAAGGACATTCCCTATGGCTATTACAACGGCAATGTGCAACAGCTTCAAGCAAGAACTACTTGGGGGTGTTCACGATCTGGATACAGATACCATTAAAATTGCACTGATTAAGAGTACTCCATCTGGTACTTACGGTGCAGCTACTACAAATTACAGCAACGTTACAGTCGCATCGGATGAAGCTACAGGTACTAACTACACTACTGGTGGTAACACACTAGGAAGCCCAGTTATTTCACTGTCAGGCTCAACAGCTATTGTAGACTTTGCAGATACAACCTGGGCATCAGCTACCGTTTCAGCAGATGGTTGTATTATCTACAATGCATCTAAATCAAATGCAGCTATTGCGGTTATTGACTTTGGTGGTACTAAGACTTCTACCAACGGTGACTTTACAATTCAGCTGCCAACAGCAGATGCATCTAACGCTATCATTCGTATTGCATAAGGTTTGTACCTATGGCCCTACTTTTAAGAGATAGAGTAAAAGAAACTACAACTACATCTGGCACTGGTGATATAACACTCGGTGGTGCCGTTGAAGGTTTTCAAAGCTTTGGTGCTGTACTTTCTAACTCTGATACAACTTACTATGCTATTTCTCACAGAGATGCAGATGAATGGGAAGTAGGGCTTGGTACATACGACAGCACTGCTGGAACAATATCACGTACTACAGTTCTAGAGAGTAGCAACAGTGGTTCTGCTGTTAGCTTTAGCTCTGGTACTAAAGACATCTTTATTACTTTACCTGCTGAAAAGGCTGTAGCACTAGATGCTAATGATGATTTAAGCATTGGTAATATTACTACTAGTGGGTATCTACGTGGCCCAGCTACATTTACTATTGACCCAGCAGCTTATGGTGATGCTACAGGTACACTGGTTATTTTAGGTAACCTTCAAGTAGATGGAACTACGACTACTATTAACTCTACCACTGTAACCGTAGATGATCTTAACCTTACTCTAGCATCAGGTGCAGCTAATGCAGCAGCAGCTAATGGTGCAGGTATTAGTGTTGATGGTGCATCTGCTACATTTACATACGATTCAGCTACTGACCGCTGGACTATGAATAAAGACTTAACTACTAACTTGGTAGGTAATGTTACAGGTACAGTCTCTTCCCTTAGCAATCATGACACAGGTGACCTTGCAGAAGGTAGTAACTTATACTACACCACTGCACGTTTTGATACTGCATTCTCTGGTAAGACTACTACTGATCTAACTGAGGGTACTAATCTCTACTATACATCAGCTAGGTTTGACACAGCATTCAGTGCTAAGAATACTACAGACTTAACTGAAGGTACAAACCTTTACTACACTACCACCAGAGCTAACACAGACTTCGACACTCGATTAGCTACAAAAGATACAGGTGACCTTGCAGAAGGTACTAACTTATATTATACTACAGCCAGAGTAAATACAGACATAGATACCCGTGTAACTAAAAGTTATGTGGATGCCCTTAACGTAGATGCTGATACACTTGATGGATTAAACTCTACTGACTTTGATCGTGCAGGTGATGCATTAGCTCTAGCTATAGCACTAGGATAACAATATGGCAAATACTTTTAAAAACTATACATCAGCAAGCGTAGGAACTAGTGCTACTACGGTTTATACAGTTCCTTCAGCTACCACTTCAGTTACGATTGGCTTAACCATAGCCAATACCACAGCAGCACAGATTCTAGTAGATGTACAATGTGCAGGAGTCTACGTAGTAAAAGATGCACCTATCCCAGCAGGGTCAGGTCTATCGGTGTTAGATGGTAAAATTATTTTAGAAGCTACTGATACAGTAGTTGTAACAAGTGATACAGCATCTTCAGCAGACGTTATTCTGAGTGTATTGGAGCAAACATAATGGCAGGTTATATCGGTTCAAAGGCGGTTATACTAAGCACAACTGCTGCTGATGTAACTGGCAATGCGGTAATTAATGGTGACCTTACTGTTAAAGGTACTACAGTTACTGTAGACAGTGCTGCTGCCCAAGAGATCAGACTAGGTGATAACGACAAGATGACCTTTGGTGATGCCACTGGAGGTGACCTACAGATTTACCATGATGGGACTAATAGTTATATAAATGAAAGTGGCACAGGGAACTTATTCATTGATGCTGCAAACTATTTAACGCTAAGAAATACTAATGGCGAAAGCTATTTGGCAGCACAGGCAAATGGATACGTTCAGCTTTTCTATAACGGCTCCCAAAAACTCGCCACCACCAGCACAGGCGTAGACATCACGGGTACTTTGACCAGCGATGGGCTGACTGTGGATGGGGATGTTGTAATTGGTAATGGGTCAACATTGCGCATTGACGATCAGGACAGCATTGTGTTTGGTACTTATAGTGGTGGATCGTCGGGAACACTTTTGCAGGGTGGTACGTCAACGGATTACTATGTCAGAGTTGCAGGTAGATTAAGACAAAGTATTTCTACAGGCGGCGACATCAGCTTCTACGACACCTCTGGAAACGCAAAGTTCTTCTGGGATGCGAGTGCTGAGAGTTTGGGCTTAGGCGCAACTAGCTTTGCTGGTGAAACACTGCGTATGGAACGCAGTGGCGACATGATTGTAGGTTTATTTTCAGGCGCTTCAAGTAGCACCTTCTTAAACATGGGGACAACTAGCAATCGTGATATTGGGCAGATTGGCTATACTCAATCAACAAATCACATGTTCTTCCGCACAAACGATGCAGAACGCATGCGCATTGACAGCAGCGGTAATGTTGGGATTGGGACAGATTCGCCAGCACAATCGTTAGATACAACTGGGAAAATTCGTGTTCGTGACGGTGGTAATACAACTATTCCGTCAATTCAAATGGGGCCTTCTGGTGTTGATGGCTTATCACTGCCAACAACAAATAACATTGCTTTCATTACAAATAGCTCAGAAGCCATGCGCATCGACAGTTCTGGTAATGTTGGCATTGGGACGGGTTCTCCTCAAAGCAACGGTGGCGCAACTGCAAGAGTTGTACACACACACAATAGTGCAGCTGGTAACTGGGCTATTGACCATTGGACAACTGGCAGCACTGGTGCCGCTGGCGGTGATGGATTTATCGCAGGGGTAATTGGCTCTGACGCTTATTTGTGGAACTATGAAGCGTCAAGCATGATCTTTGCAACAGACACTACAGAAGCCATGCGCATTGACTCCAGCGGTAACTTGCTGGTGGGTAAGACGAGTGCAACAACTTTTAACACTGAAGGTATAGAGTTAAGAGCCAACGATATTGTGTGGGCAACAAGAACATCTGGGCCAAGTTTAGAATTAAACAGGCTTACCACGGATGGTGATATTGTTGGCTTATACAAAGACGGCTCCGCTGTGGGGAGTATTGGAACTAAAAGTAGCAACATTTATATTGGCGGGGGTGATGTTACTTTAAGTTTTAGTGATGCTGCGGACGTAATAGTACCCACTGGTACAGACGGGGCGACTAGAGACAATGCTATTGATCTTGGTAATTCAGCCAACCGCTGGAAAGACGGCTACTTCTCAGGCACAGTAAACGCAGCCAACTTTAACACCACCTCAGACGCTACCCTCAAGACCAACGTAGCGACGCTGACAGGCTCTCTGGATGCCGTTAAGTCTTTGCGTGGTGTCAGCTTCGATTGGATTGACAGCGGCAACTCAGAGGTCGGTGTGATCGCTCAGGAAGTGGAAGCGGTTATTCCAGATGTTGTCAGCACAAATGACCAAGGCATTAAGTCGGTCAAGTACGGCAACCTTGTTGGGGTGCTAATCGAAGCAATCAAAGAACAGCAAGAGCAGATCGATGCTCTTAAAGAACAACTTAATAGCTAATAGTAGAGGAATACGAAGATGGCTATACAGGTAAACGGTACTACAGTTATAGATAACAGTAGGCAACTTACAAACATTGCAAGTGTGGACGCTACCACAGTGGCAGCTTTAAATACGGCTGGTGTTGGTGGCGGTAGCGCCGAATGGCAGACGGTCGCATCATCTACCTTAGATACTGCTACAAGGTACGAATATACCTCTCCAGCTATTGGTGTTACTATGCCTAACTGGGAAGAGTTGCAGGGTATTGGTATGGAGTTTTCATTTGATGCCTACCGTGCAAGTCCAGATGGATATGGTGCTTATATAAATCTATATTTACCAACAGTTGGATATACACCTACTTCAAACAGCGTATATTTTTATAACTCTTATGTTACTTTTAATAGCAGTCGGATTAATACATGGCACAATAACCAGAAAATTTTTGTGGGTTGGGAACTAACTTCTAGGTATGACTTAGCACAAAACTCTTCAGGTGGTTCTGCTGTTAATTTTGGCTATAACTACTCGTATTTTACAAGATCATCTGGCACAATTTTCTCTATAGGTGGGGCTAGTGGTTATTATTCCCTTTTGAGTTCCGACTTAAACCCAGGTCAGAGTTTCAACATATATTATAAGGCTTATGATGGCTACAGCAATTTTAGAATACGAAATGCCCAAATGAAGTTTCTTGCTAAATATGCCTAAGAGGATCGTAAAATGACAAATGAAGAGCATGAAAAATTGGTTAGAAAGCACCGCAACATCCTTTTAGCAGAAACCGATTGGTGGGCTGTGCAAGACCGCACCATGACACAGGCTGAGATAGACTATCGTCAGGCATTGCGTGATGTACCAGCACAAGCAGGGTTTCCTGAGAACATAACGTGGCCAACTAAACCTTAAGGATTAATTAATGTCAGGATACATCGGCAACATACCAGTCCCACAGGCTACCCAGACACGGCAGTCTTTTACTGCTACTGCCTCACAGACTACATTTAACACAGCAGGGTATTCCCCTGGTTACATAGATGTATTTCTTAACGGTGTTAAACTAGCACCTGCTGACTACACTGCTACAAATGGTAGTGATGTTGTTTTAGCTGTAGGTGCAGCTTCAAATGACATCCTAGAAATTGTAGCTTATGAAATCTTCCAAGTAGTAGATCAAGACTTCACTGGTGATTTCACTGTAGATGGTAGTACGTTTGTAGTCGATAGTACTAATGATAGAGTTGGGATTGGGACGAGTAGTCCAAGCACTAGATTGCATACTGATGTAACTGGCGGCGACAATGAATTGCGAATTGCAACAACAACATCAGGTGAACCCAAATTAACTTTATATGCTAATGGAGCTGGTGCGCATGAAATAGCATTTGATAGAAGCGATTTGGCTTTAACATTTACTACTGTTGGCTCAAATGAACGCATGCGCATCGACAGCAGCGGGAACGTGGGCATTGGGACGAGTTCCATTGATAGCAACGCTAAACTAGCTGTTAGCAACAATGGTGCAGAAGGTTTAGAGATAAGGGCAAACAGCACTAATATTGAATTGTTTGCTTATAATAGAAGTGCGGCAACTTACGAGCCTATAGTTTATAATGGTTTATCGCATGAATGGCGAAACTCAAACGGCAACGTAGCAACCATCGACAGTAGCGGAAATTTTATGGTTGGTACAACCAACGGCGCACCTGTTTCCAACAACG